ATTAACTAATGGATAGGTTTTATGATTTTTATACCCCCTACCCATTCTAATATTTTTTTATACGATTCAATTCAAATTCTAAATGTGCTATTGCTTTATTTATATCACTTATTCCTTTATCATTATGTTTTTTCTTTGCTCTTAATATATATGTTAATGCAGTAGCTAAATGATATGGTAGTTCAAATTCATCACATATATCCTTCGCCATTAATCCTTTTTTTCCTATATAATAAAAAGGCACTTTGTTTTGAATAGGCAAATTCCTATCAGTATCATAATAATATTTACTTTTTTCTTTCATAATCTTTTATTCCTTTTCTATATTCAACACCCTCATAACTAGATTTTTTTGCGTGACATTTGTTACATAACGACTGTAAGTTTTTAGTATTTAATGCGACAGCCATTCCACCAATACTTATTGGAGTTATATGATCAACCATTTGAGCAGCAGTTGTTTTTCCTTTACGTTTACACATTTCACACAATGGATTGTCTTTTATATAAAACTTTCTAGTCATTCGCCATGCTTTACTTTGATAAAATTTTGTGTTATCATGTTGCCTTGTATGCTTAGGCATTGTCTTAATCCAGCTTCTTTTTCTTGGCTTAGGTAGCTTCGGCATAGTATTTAGCTTCTTTTATTATTTGTTCGCTTTCTTTTAATTTCTTTCCAAGTATTTTAAAAAACATTACCATCTCTTCTTTATATTCATCATTGCTTAAAACATATCCTAATGTTGATAACATGTATATTGTTCTTATATATTCTTGCTCATTTTCCCATTCATAATCTTTACTAATTTCTTTTAATATCTTAATAGTTTGTTGCAAACACTCAGTAGTGCAATAAGTTATTTCATATTCTTTAGACATTTAGTTCTGTTATTATATAATAATATTCTTCATCAACTTCTTTAATATATGCTAAGTTAATAAAATAATCTAACAATTTATATCTTTCTCTTGATTCCCAAATCTCATGACATCCTTTTCTACTATTACCATTGCTATCTACAAAGGTTAAGCAATGCAATGTGATGTTCTTTCTATCAGTAATTAAATCACCTCGTCTTGATCTTGGAATTATGTGAGAAAAACTAAGAGGCACAGTATTACCATGTTTACCACATCCAGAACAAGTATTACGTTCTAATAATATCTCATGATATATTTTATTTAGTTGCCTTTTTATTTTATCTTGTTTCTTGCTCACCTTAAATACTTATCTATTTCTTTTTTACATTCTTCAAATCCTTTACATATTACAGCCTTATATCCTCTTTCATTTAATGCTTTAATCCATTCCTTTTGTGATTTAGTAACTCTTCCTTTCTCTGTTTTAATCTCAATAAATAAACCATGATATAAATGATTTGGCTCAGTGATCTGGAGGTCTGGGAATCCAGCCCAATAGCCAGTTTTCTTTGCCTTTCTTGCTTGACTTATAGATGTTCTAATTCCACCTAAACTTGCACAAAACCTAGACTTTGGATATTGCATCCTTATGTAATTAACAACATGAGTTTGTAAATCAGTTTCATTCATAAGTTGGAAGTGTTAAGTCTAATGTTGTTGAACTCCAATAACTGATATTATTCATTAAATCATTAAACTCTTTTTTTGTTAGTGTCGATGTGCCTTTTAAATATACCTCAGTAAAGCCCTCTTCATTTTGTCTTTCTCTTCTTAAAAACTTGTAAGATATAAGCTCTTTTGTTTCCTCTTTAGTATATCCAGTTTCTTTGCTAATAATATCGATCCATTTCCAAAATAAACTATTTTGATCTTTAGTTCTATTATTATTTCTTTCAACTATTTTTATTACAACCTCTTTACCTTCATATTGTTGCAACTGATCATTAAACAACTGTTTGTTATTCAATGTCAATTTCCCCTTTTTTACTGTTCCAAAGTGTTTCATGTATTGCTATTGTTATTGCTCCAATTAACAAAATAATCATTAAAGGAGTTATTATTATTGATGTTAAAATTTTTAAAAATATTTTCATTATACTAATCTTATTACTACAAGTTTATTGCAGTTCCTTTTATATAATTTTTTATGTTCTTCTGTTAATTCAGTGTCCCAAATATCTTTAACTTCTACTCCTGTTTCTTTTCTCCATTTATTTATTTGATTTTTTGTACCCACTAAACGTATATCAAGACCAATACTTTTATAGTCAGCTATATATCCTCCATTTGTTCCTTTGTCATAACTCCAAACTCTTGTAGGCAATAAAGAAGGTTTTAACCACCAATCTTCAGCTATTAATATATCATCTTGCTCATTCATTTTCTTTTATTTCAGAAAGTTCACCATTATCAATGTTAATACTCACTTTCCCATACTTATCCTCTAATTCTTTTTGTAATTCATCAAAGTTCTTTTCTGTTTCATTCATTTGATGCAAAATTTTATGTTTTTGATTTTCTAACCTACCAAGCTCAATGTGTACTTGATTTAGTTTGTTTACGTTTTCTTGTAAAGATTTTAATTCATCTTCTGTTAATTTAGTTGGTTTAGACATTTTTATTTTTTATTAGTTATTAATTTAGTTTCTGTTCTATATGCAAGACGTTTATCTTTTTGCTGGTCTGCAACACCTTCATTGTTCCAAATTATGTTACGCCATAGTTTTAGCCATTTATAATAAGTTTTTGCGTTTATACTAAAATCTTCTGTATTGCGAACTCCATTCCAAAAGCTCATTTCTACATCTCTCCATAATAATGAAGAAAATGATTTCTTTAAATCTGATGCTAAACTTTGAGCCATTAAAACTTTTGTTTTTGCATCTACATTATGCTGACCAAGATCAAGATATGTTTTTGAGAGTAATTCAACACACATTTTAGTTAATTCAGCTTCACTAATTTTTTTTATCATTATCTTGTATTTGTTTTAATATTTGCATTGCTTCATTATGAGTTTGCAAATGCTTATCTACTTTACTGATCCCAACACTATTTAATGCCCATTTAGATTCATTTTTAGCCCATGTTTTGATCCTCCTTGACGTTGACCAAGTTTTCATTGTATCTTTTTTTAAAATACCTTTTTTTGTTGGCTCAGACCAATATTCAAAAAAATCAGTAAGCATTTCTTTTGAGTAATTATCAAAAGCCATAACCTCATTATAAAATTGATTTTTACTTTTATCTTTATTTAATTGATTATTTATTATATTATTATTTAATTGTGTTTTGTTTTCCATATTTAGGTTTTCTAACTTTGGGGATTCAAAAACTACATAATTGATTCCTATGTAAACACCTTTATTATCTTTAACCCTTTCTCTTTCAACATATCCACATTTTATAAGCTCATTCATTGTTGATCTAATTGACACTTTTCCCTCTTTCAAAATAGCATATAAACCGCTAATTGATAATTTCCATGAATCACTAAAGCTAAGTAACATAGCTAATAATCCCTTTGCCTTTAAAGACAACCTTCTATCCTTAAAAATACGATTACAAATTGTAGTGTAATCTTTGCTTTTTATTACTCTAACTATGTCCATAATAAGGTTTATAAATTTGTTTCATTGCTCTACCTCCCAACTATCTGAAAATTCTTTATCCTTAAATAATGATGCTAATCCAGTAATCTGTTTCATTCTTAATAATTCATCTTTACTCATACCAATATGTTTACATATCCAAGCATCCCCTTTCCCCATTTCAACTAATTCAGATACTATTGTACTCATTAAATCAATATTATGAGAACCTCTTGCTCTATTATGTCTAATAGTAGAAGCCATTCTATCAGATATGTCTTTGTTTAAAACAGTAATTGGTAAATGATAATCCTCTCTCTCTCTTATTCTTTTACTATTTAACATTGTAGAATATCTATGAAAACCATCAACAACAATATATAAATCTTCATCTGAATCATAAACTGTAACAATAGGCATTGTATATCCATCCTCCCAAATAGATGTTTCTAATAACTCCATTTCTGGTGGTGCAACTGCATTTGGATTGTAATCATTTGCTTTTACTTTATCCATATGCACTCTCAATACATTGTAAACTGGTGATTTAAATTTTTTGTTCATTTTTTTTTTTTTTATTATTAATATTATATTTTGTAAGAACCATCTTTTTGATGAATTTCATCACCTTTAACTGGAGGATTAAAAACTGAAATTAAAACAACATCTTCTAAGGCTTCAAAAGTATGTTTATCGTTATTATCTAACAAATATATGTATCCCACATTTATATTAAAATTTTCTTTAGTTACCAAGTTTGTTAAAACACCCCTACCTTTAATACAGTAACATGATTCTTTATGGTATTTGTAATGCCATAAACCCTTTTGGCCTTTAGGAATTATTGTTTTATGAAAAGAATATCCCATATTATCTCTTTCTAATATCATTCTTACACTCCTTCCTTCTTTAAATTTTACATCTCTTTGTGTTCCTATTAAATCTTTTTCGTTTATAACTTTCATTTTATAATTTTTTATATTTTAACTGAATTTCTCTTTGTCTTTTGGCTTGTTCTTGTGTAGGCGCTAATCCTAAATATTTGCAAGTATGGTCATTCTTTAAAATAGTTATTACAAATCTTTTCCAACTAGTAACATCTGAATTATGACATCTTAGCATATCTAAATGATCTGGAGGAATCATTCTTACACAATCTTTGTCTTTATTTCCATGTCGAGTTTTTTCTCCTAATTTAAAATATATGTTATTGTTTTTTAAATCTTTTATAACTTCTTTTGGTAGCCCTCGCCCTATTCTCCACCAGTATTTTAAAGATTGAATAAAGCGATTCTTAAAATTTACACTTGATTGATTTGGAAGTGTTTTAAGTAAAAATTTAGTAAAACTTTTCCATGTATGATTTTTTGGTAAAGTAAAACTTCTATATGTTAATTGTTTTCCATATGTAGCAATAAAATTAGCACCAGAAACCCTTGCACATAATCTACTCCAAACATGACCATCAATTATTCTATATAAATTAAGGCTTGATTTGGATTCACTCATAAAAGGACTTGCTACTCGCATTTGAGCAACAGTTAGTCCAGCTTTCCAAAATATATCATAAAGTTCATTATATAACCAATTAAATTTAGCATTAGCAACCCACACATCATCTGTTTTCCAGTCATATATTGGATAAACATTATATGTGTTTTTGGTGTTTTTTTTAGTCCAATAAAAATTATTTATCATTTTTTTATTTTCATTCATAATTGCCCTATATCGATTTAAACTTTCATCAGTTCTAATTCCTATAAAATTTGCACACTTATTTCCATCTGCATACCATTCACCAAAATTATCCCAAAATTCGTCATAATTCATATTTTCTTTAAAAAAACTAAATTTATGATTATTTATATTTATGATATAATCTTCTTTAGGCATTGGTCTAATCCATCTGTTTTTATCATTTACTCCCCAACATTGCCAATCAATTTCATAACTACTAACAGTACAAGGTAAGGTTATAGGTAAGCAACACCAATACACATCCAGAAAATTAATGTTCTCTTTTATAATTTTATGCATAAATTCTAAAGAATATTCATAATTAGCTTCATTATCTAAAATCATTAATCCTATTTTTTTCTTAATGTTATTGTTCTTCATATAATCCAGCACTAAATTTAACATCACTCCAGAATCTTTACCTCCACTAAAAGACATGTATATTTTAGTGAAATTATTAAAAATAAAATCAATTCTTTCATTAGCTGCTAGGTACACATTTTTCTTTTTATTATACTTTTTCATAAAACATAATTTTTTTTTAAAATAATTTTAAATTAAGCCCAAATAATTTGTTGTTGTTCATAACATTTAGGATCTTCATATTCATATTTTGCTATTGTTGTTATATTTCCAAATCTATTTTCTGTTTTTATTAAATTTGTTTTAATATTGTAACCTTCATTTTTTAACTTATATATTATATCTGAAAGCCGAGTTGCTCCATATTCTTTTATTGCCTCCCAACTTGTTATATGTTTATAAGTTTTAAGATGAAACATTATAGCATCTCTTTGTGTTTTTACTTGTTCTTTTGTAATATTAATTGTTTTCATTTTTAATTTGATTTAATTCATCTAATAAGCGTTTTATTTCTTTTCTTTTTTCATAAAAGCCCCCACCATAAACATTAAATTTTTTCATTTCAGTTAAAAAATTATCAAAATCTTTTTTTACATCTTGATATGTTTTTAATTCAAAAGCAAATTTATTAACATGATGAATGCTAGAAGCATGATTAATTGATTTAAAATATTTATTCATTCCATTATGAGTAACCTCCATATATTTATATAGATAATAAATAAACATTCTTTTGGCTTTAATAGTTTCAGAACTTCTGTTTTTATTTCTTAAAACAACATCCCTTTTAGCATTAAAAATTTCACAAGATATGTTTAAAGCATGATTAATTATTTTATCTTTTACAGTCATTAGGGCTGGTGTTTTAATTCATCTTCTGAGTAAGCGTTTGTTAATCCAATAGTTTTTATAATTACTCTTGCTAACGCTCTTTTCTCTGCAATTTCAACTTTAAAATTCTGATTGCAATTTTTTATTGATGCGCTTCCAAATGTTTCCATTTGTCTTAACCATTCTCCATCTTGGCCTTGTAAATATGAAGTGGCTTTAATAACTACATTGTCAAGAGAGCAACATATGACCTCAAATTCTACTTGTATGTTTTTATCTAATTGGATTTTTTCTATGCCTGATCGTGTTATAATTACAAAACCTCTTCTGTCTTGAAAAATATCTTCCTTAGTTAAATTGTAATCTTTATAGATTTTAGTTAATTCTTTTTTTGTCATGTTAATTTATATAAGTTAAAAAAAATGGTTGTTTTATTCTGCCTTGCGCATAATCTAAACTAATATTAAATTTTTGCTCATATTCTCTGCACAGGTTTTTATATTTTTCATAATATAAATAGGGATCGAGAGTATTAAATAATTTTTTAATAAAAAACTTTATACCTTTTCCACTTGGACTGTCAATAACATATACTGATTCCTTTTTTATTTTTTCTTTAAATATTTTAATTTGCTCTTCAGTATTATCGCTTAAATCTACATCAAAAGGTTTTATTATATTTTCTTTTATTATACCTTGATTCAGATTATATTCAAATTTGTTAAATAAAACAACTGGTAGACGTTTTTTGTAATAATTATAATCATAACTTTTATATTCAAATTTTCTTAAATTATTTATTTGAATTTTTAAGTTATCAGATTTCATAATTTTTATTAAATCAGTAAAATCTATATATTTTTCAGGATAATTATTAATGCCTTTTTTAAGCATAATTCCTTCTGGATAGTAGCTAATTAACTTTTCCATTATAGTTTATCCATTATAGCTCCTAACATTAGTAAAGCAACCGAACCTATTGCAACTGTAATAAATGCAATAACATTGCCTAATATTTCTTGAGCTGTTAATTTGTCTTTAATAGTATAATCAGTAATATCTTGTTTTTTAAAAAACATGTCTAATTCTATTGTATTTAATAAATATTGTTTTTTGTTTTGTTTATTTGTTACTATATGTTGTTTCATAATTTTTTTATTATTTGTCTTCTATATATTGTATTAATTTACTTTTTATTTCAATTATATCTACCCACTCTAAAAATTCATAAGCATCCATTGTTAGTCTAAATTCATTTCCAAATTCATCTAATCCTATATAGTTTATTTCATTTCCATCAATATAAAAAGTGTTCAAATCGTGTAATCTTTTATTTATTATTTCTTTTTTCATATCTGTTTATTGTAGTTTTCATTGTTTTTGTTTTTATTTTACTATTGTGTAATGCATTGTCCAATTTGATACAGCATAGAACTCGTCTCCATTATCTAAAAGAACTTTGTTTCCCATTATCATAACTACTTTTGCAGTTATCACTAAATTTTGGCTTATCTAAAATCATATCTTTTTATTTTTATATTAATATATTGGTAGTTTATAATATCCAAGCACTTCAACTTCAACTGGAAAAAATTCGTTTTTTCTAGTTCCCTTAGCTTTCGCAGTAATTATTGCACTTCTATTTTTTCCCCATTTTGCTTTTGATAATTCTGATAAAATTTCTTGTTGTACATATAAATCAAAAGTTTTCTTATCCATTTTATATTTTTGTATTTTCATTGTTTTAGTTTTTTAATTATGGTACAAATATACAATAATTTTTAACATAAACAACATAAATTGTAAAAAACTTTAGATTTATTTTGTTTTACTAGATATATATCAATAAAAAAAAGCCCCTAAAATAGAGGCTTCTTCCAACAAATATTACGAAAATTGTACAAATAAACTTAAAAAACAGCCCAAATATATAAAAATTATATTACAATTTTAAAAACTGTTTGTTTTTTTAATGTTTTATCAAGGCTTTTAGCATTATAAGAAGATAACTCTTTGTTTATTGCATAGCCTTTAAATCCTTTTGTGTGCTGCAAATCTATCCTTATATCATGTCTTTCCTTATCTTTCATTATATATATGTTTTGTGCAGCCCTAGAGCTTAATAATAAAGCGTTTTCACTATAAGCATTTGCTCCCACCAAACTAGAACTTCTTGCAAATAAATCAGTTATTTTTGTTTCATGTAAATGACCACAAATCATAAAATCAAGAATGATTCCATTTCTTGCATATTTACTCATTACTTTAGCTATTTTGTCTGATTGCATATTACCAAGCTGATGACCATGAATAAGCAAAACATTATGCCCATTAACCTCAACAACCAATTCTAAACCTCCAGATGTAATAAAATTAATGTTAGGCAATAAAAGACGTAGCATTTCAAAGATAGTAAAATCGTAGTTATCACTAGCAACAATATCCACCCAGCCTAATTCATATGCTCTTGATTCATTTCCAGAAACACAACCAACACTAACATTAGCAATGCTATTTAAATCTAAAATAAAATGTTTTAAAAGGTGAACACCTAAAAAAGTAGCTTTTGCTCTATTTGTACTCATTGCTAACTTTTCATCTAGCCTTCTATCTGAATTAAGTAAATCTCCAGTTATTGCAATAAAAATTTCTGTAACATTATAAAAACTAGAATATTGTTTTATGTAATGTGCAAACTTTTGTAACCTTTGAGATGCAACTTCAAAATCATATTTATTATTTTTTAAATCAACTAACTCATTAAAGTGTGGATCTGCTATTTGAACTATAATAACTTGTTTATCTTTAGATTCATGCTGTTTTATTGTTGTTTTAAGGCTTTCTGTTTTAAGTAAATCAATTAAAGCCTTATTATATTCAACTAAAGCATTTTCAAGCCTTACATGCTCTCTAAATGATTTATTCTTTATTCTATTAAGGTCGGCTTGTTTTTGGCTTCTTTTAGCCAATTTAAGGTTTTCTTCAATAACTTCTTTATCAGCTATCTCATATTGTATTATATCTTTTATCCTATGCCTTAGAGTTGTTTTCTTTACGTTTAAATGGTATTTCTCTATAAGATGTTGAGCTATGCTTTGATAGCCATTACCATTCCAAAAATGCTCTAATATTTCATCTAAATACTCTAAATATTTTGATTCCATTTAATATGTCCAAATTACACCTTGTATTTTATCTTCATCGAGGTCTACATGAATAAAATTGTGACCTATCCCAAATCTTGAAAAACCAGCATTCATTAATGCAGCTAAAATTACAGCTCTTTCCCTACTATTTTTTACTAATATATCAGCAGCTAATCCTTTTATATGTGAACTATTAGGATTCTTTTTACTTTCTGGATGATTTTCACACCTATATCCACTTGTAATAATAAAAGGAATGTCTGAACCGTCTTCATTTTTAGAATATCCTCTTGCAGCATCCAATACTTTTACAAAAGTTCTATTTATTTTACTTTTACCACAACAAGTGCAAACAAATTCTCTTAGTTTAAAGTATTTCATAACACATATAAATTTTACAGCCTTTAATTTCTTTATAAAGCACTTTTTTATACTTAATTTTTTCTTCTGTTTTATTCCATTTTGGATTAGAACTGTTTAGTTTTCTTTTTTTAGCCATTGTGTTTGTATTTTCCCATTTCACCATCATGTTTTCTTTGTTTACCATACTTTTTTGTTCTAACATCTATTCTATTTGGATAGTAATATTGCTTTTTTATTGGGGCAACTAAATTTCCAAATTGCATAGTTAAAGCATTTGTTTTTTCTGGATCATATAATTTTTCTTTTTTCATTTTTTTGATTTTTCAAATGAACGTCCACCAAAATAAGCTCCAATGCAAGTCATTAACACCACTTTTAATAAATCTATCCATGATTGATCTACACTAAAAGTATAAAATCCAGCATCTATAAAAATTAACAAAACAGTAGAAACACATAAAAAAATTAAAACTAATGGCCTTATATTTTTACTAAGCCATGAATCGCTTTTCATATCATATTCCCAGCGTTTGCTAACTTCAATTTGCATTGTTTTTTCATAATCTAAAACAACTTCTTTTATTTGTTTTTTTGCTTCTAAACGTTCTTGATCGGATGTTGAGATATTATCAATAACACCCCCAACACCTTTAACAAGCTCAGTAGCTCCAGAAGAAAATATTTTACTTAGTATGCTCATGATTTTTTTCTTATATATTCTAAAATTATATCTATTTTATTTTTTATTTCTTCCATGTTTGAAGCATTTTTTTCATGATGTTTTGAAAAGGTATCTTTAACTTCTCTAATGCTAAAAAAAAAGAAATTATATAAAGCATATAAAGCTCCCAATAACAATACTAAAGGTAAGCCATACCCTTCTATTAATTGTAGTATTTCATTCATTATCTATATTTTAATCTTTCGTTTTCTCTTTTTATATATTCTACCTCAACTTGTAAAGCAGCCAACTGTGTACTCATAATCATTAATTGTTCTTTACAATCTTCTTTTTCTTTTTCTAATTTTTCTACTCTAGCTTTTAAGTCATCCCTATATATTGTTTCTTCTTCTCTTTTATTTTTTTGTTTTTGTCTTTTATTTTTAATTAAATATTCATAAAATTTCCAAGCACCTCCACTAAATAAGAGAGTTATTATAGTTATTATAATACTAGTTAAATTTTCACTCATAAATTTTTAAATAATTTTTCTCTTTTCAATTTAAAAAATATCCAACTCCAAATGAAAAAATACCAGCCTGTTATAAATAATGCTCTAAAATCCTCTAATAAAAAACCATTTTTTTCAGTATAAATACTCACACAATAGCGAACAGTTGAAAAAAGGTATAAAATTAAATAAAAACCAACAGTATTAATTAACCATTCTAAATTATTTAAATTTAACAATATTAAAATAGAAGCTATAAAAAACACCATATAAAGCCAATAAGTGTTCGGCTGTCCAGCTTCTAACCAATAAGTGTAATTACTCCACAAAACTTGGTTATTAAAAATATCACTTACAACCCAAAAAAACAACAAAGGCTGGAAATCATAATAAAGCAATATTTTTTTTAAACTTTTAATAACTTACTTTTTAAAATTCCAATAGTATATCTTATAAATAGATAAACTTATGGCCAAAACAAGTGAAACAAAAGTCAATACTTCATTGCAATCTGTTATGCTAAAACCTATTGCTGTTCCATTTGCAGCTAAAATTTCTATTGTATCTTTAACCTCACTTTTCATGACTCATCCCAAGGCAAAGGTAGAGTTGCCTCTACTGGATTTTTTAATAAATTTATTGCTTCAGCTAATTGATCATCTATTTCAGATGCACTAGGATCAACTAAACCAGCTTCTAACCATGCCTCAACATTGTCTTTTGTCAATTCATTATAAGGTATGAAAGTAGAAGGATCAACAGGACCAACTATTAAAGCGCCATAAGCATCAACATAGTAGCCTGTACCTGCTTCAGGATCATAATCATCTGTTTGCGCTGAACGCCTCCAGTGAACTGTTATTACAACATCTTCCAAATCACCTTCATGTAACTTAGAATCCATTGCACTTATTATCCAATTATATGTTATCATTTTTTTTATTTTTTATTATTCAAAAGAGGCAATGGTTCTTGTAACTACTGTTCCTCCTACATTTATTTTAACTTTTATTGCTCCATCAGCAGAATCCATGTAAATTGAAGATTTGTTAGTAGCTGGATCAGATGGTGTAGAAATTGCATTTAATGTTAATACATCATCAAGCTCAAGAACACTTTGAATCTGTGCTTTACCAGCAACATCAAGTTTATAAGCACTATCTGGGCTTGACGTTCCAATTCCAACATTTCCAGCAGAGGTTAATCTCAGACGTTCACCATAAGAACTTCCATTATAAGTTCTCCATACATGATTTGCGTAAGCACTATATACTACATTTGCAGAGCTATCTGATAGCTCTATATATTTATTTGAGTTTGCAGAATCTCTTAATTTTTTTTGTGCTGGAATTAAAAAATCAGTGTGAACAACAGTTTTCGCAGCACTACCATCTAAAGTAAGATAAGGTGTTAAACCCCCACTACCATTATCACAGTAAAACACCATATCACCATCGTTAGTATTTTGATAAAAAGCCATGCTACCCGTACTGTTTATCATAGTCATGTTACCACCATCATGTTTAATGCTCATATCGCCACTAGTTCCAAATATAGCTAAAACATCATCTACAAATCTAATATCTTTGTAAGCGTAAGTATTACCAACGCTACCATCTAATGTTATATAAGCAGTAACACCTCCACTACCATCATCACTTTGGAATATTATATCCTTATCGTCAGCTAAATTTCTTATATATAAATCATTAGTAGCGTTATCTATATAACTATTAGTAGCATCATGATATATTTCTAAATCAGACGCAGCACCAAAGGTAATTTTATCATTATCATTAACACTTATATTAGTTCCACCAGTAGTATTACCTAAAACTAAAACTTCTGCGAGAGTATCGGCTGTTCCAACTTGAGCATCAACGTAGGCTTTTACACTTTCGGCTGTTGGAACATTATTTGCAGTAGCTCCACTCATTGTATCACTATCAAGCCAACCAGTTATTTCTACACCACCTTTTGCAATACCATCAGCATCAATAGTAAATCCAGCAACTGTACCTTTTGTTTTGTTTTGGTATTGTGAAAATAAATCATCTTGATTTATTAATAAAACAGAATCAGCACCAATATCTTCAGTTAAAGGAGTTGCAGTAACGCTTATTGAAGTATCTGAAGCTCCTTGATCAGAGCTTACATTTAAAGTCATTATTTCACCATCATTGGAATTAACTAAATTTAAAGTGTCATTTGTTTTAAAAACAGCACTTCCAAGAGCATTGATTGGAACACTACTTAAAGACTTTTGATCTCTTGCTGTAATATTAGTTATTGTTCCAGTAAATGTTGTTCCAGCTTGGAATTTTATAATATTTGAACCCTCACAATCTAAATAAATACTATAATTCCCACTCGCTGTAATTGTTTCTGTTGTTCCTGAACTTCCAGCTTTTACCAATAAACTTCCAGCAGTAACTACAACTGTAAAGTTAATCTGATATGTAAGTCCTTGAGTTAGAACCGATTGTGTTAAATCACTTGTTGATCCTGTTGCAGTAAAAGAAGCCTTTTTTGCAGTTGTATCTATTGTCCAACCAGAACCTAAAGTCCAACCAGTAGCTACGTTAAAATTACCATTAACAGCTACATTGCTTCCTGTTGCTGGAACAGTTGCTCTCATATAAGCAACTTGACTGTTCATCATTAAAGCTCTATTTATATTAGGAATGACTTTTGCCGAATCAATAGGATTATCATTTTGAGAACCTCCTAAACCCCCAAGATCATCTGTATTTGTTGTTGCAGTTAAAGAATCTCTAAGAATTTGATATCCTTCATAATCCCATTCATCATATAAAGTATAAAAACTTCCTCTTCTAAAAAAGTATTCTGGATCAGTTTCATTGCTTCTAGATTCTCTTAATCTTCCAATAGGATTAACATATCTAGGTCTAGTTGCAGCACCACTACTACCAGTTGCAGTTTGGTTTTTATTTTCTACACCTACAACTAATCTCATGGATGGTGAAATTACAATTTGGATTTGACCAGTTAAAAATTCATCAATTAATATTTGAGTGAAAGTTTTTTCACCTGTTAAAACACCTCTACCCCATTTTCCTGTTACATTTGTTTTAACATAAGCTGAACCATTATAAACATCTAAATTACCTCTAGATGTATCGTATAAAGAATCCCCCCATAATAAATTTCCAAAATTATACATTTCAGTATTGGTGCTATTGCTTACAAAAGTATTATAACTTGTTCCAAAAGAAGTGTTTGCACTATTACTTAATGCTTGTAAAAACCCTTTCAAAGGTGATAGCCAACCATAAGATATATCAGAATGATGTGATCCTGTATTATTAGGGCTGGAAGAACTATTAATTATAGTTACAGACCCTATTCCATTATTAATCAATCCAACACTATTATCCTGTAAAGAATTTGACCAAGAAACAGTACCTGAAGAAGTTGATCCACTACCATAAGGAACATTTGGATATGTAGATGTTGGATTCCATTTTATATAATTAGATGGAGAGTAAGCACTAAATCTACATTTAAAAGAACCCTGATTGCTACTGCTTGAACCAAAATGATCCATTCCAATATAAAAATCCCACTCACCAGTTAAAGAAATATTGCTCCCAGAAGAATCTACAAACTGTATTTGTTGAGAAAAACCCACATAATCAGTTTCAACTAAATTATGTGAGCTAATAATATATCTTGGTGCTTCATTTCCTAGTGGAGTCCAATTAGCAGAATCTACCCAATAAAATGAATTTGAACTAGATTGATATTGCAGATAGTAAGTTGTTATTGTTCCACCATTATTTTGTGTACAATACAGATTAAATTTTATTTGCGCCCACCAACCCCCTGTGTGACCTTGAGTTAAACTAGAGCCACTCATGTTCCATTCCCAATTTAAAGGGATAGATACAAAAAGATAATCGGCTGAAGATGGATTTGATATAGTACCTTGAAAAATATCTGAAAATGATCCACTTTGGTCTTGAGTTGTTATATCTCTTAAAAATGGAAAACCCCCATAATGGTTTTCACCATTTAAACTTAAAAAATTTGCTGTTACACTATGAATACTTGGAAGATAATTATATTTAGTACCCACTAGTTTGCTTATTTGATTTCCAGCAATAGTTTGCTCATATCTACTAGAATAAGTATCACCTAAATGGTCTTGACTTCCTTGATAAGCTCCATTTTTATTGTATTGTCTAGAATTAATATTATCAGGATTATCAATTAATCCAGCTTCATCAACAATATATTCTGGTATTTGAACAATCCAAAACTCATGTTTCCAATAAGTAATTCTTGCACCCCAGTGCCTTAACATTTCTTTTAAAGCATCATAAGAATTTGCTGGTGTAAATTTTTCATTTTCATCTTTAGTGTGAAACATTGATGCCTTACACTTAGTGAGACTTAATGGATCACTACTTTGTGAAGTGCTAGTCATTGTTCCATTGTACCAATTAACTGCTGTTGTAAACCCATAATCAATAGATACTCCTTCATCAGTGGTAGCACATCCTGTTTTTAAAAGTATTTCTTTTATCCAATAAATATAACTTGCAGGACCCCAGTACATGTTTTGTGGAGCATAGTTCCCTAATGTTCTTTCATTTAAAGGGATAGTGCTTCCAGTTGGAGTAGATGTATCTGATAAATCAACAAAATCTATTTCTTTTAATAATGCTAAACCATCAACAAAAACTAATTCTTGTTCATAAGGAAAAGACACATCTTCCCCAGCACCCAAATCCATAGCTAAAAATCCAGACCAAATAGGTTTTGTAGATGAATAAGTAGATGAAGTTGCTTTATATAAATGTAAATAAACTTCTTTTTCTTGATAAGTTGTTCTTAGCTGACTTACAAAAGTTTGTAAAGCAGTATCAACAACCATTAAAGGAAGTTTGCAATTAGAACTTAGTATTGGAGAAAAGCGATCATCTTGTTCTGTTTCATAAGTTATCACTGGACCTCCAGCTCCTAATGTTATTTCACTTGCACTACCTGAATAATCTTTAAGAAAAATTTCCAAATAGTAATCAATATCATTACCACTTTTATATGAAGAAAAATATTTTTTCCCAAACGCCATAACTTAAACAGCTCTTTGTCTAGTTAAACCACCTCTTTGATTACTTATAAATATATCATTCCCACTTATACGTCCAAACACCTCAACTTGTTGGCTTCCCCCATTAATCATTCCTTTTAATTTATCTAAAGGAGCAACAACCTCAGGATTTGAAGCACTTGTTCCAGCTCCCTCTCCAACCAGAGCCATTGTTGGTCCTGTTACTAAGCCTCCATTTGCTAATCCTAAAACACCAGCTTTAGCAGCTTGGAAAGCTGTTTTGTATTTAGTAACATCAAAACCAAATAAAGATTTAATAACAAGAGAAACAGCTAATTGAACTAATAATTGTTTTATAGATTGTTTTATATTTTCAATAAATCCCTTAAAAAACCCATCTGTACTATAAGCAGCACTTGTCATAGCACTTGACATAATGTTTTCAAACATTGTCATTGCAGCATTAAATTCTTTTTGTTTTTGAGTTAATTCTTTTATTTTTCCACCAATTTGATTAAGAGGACCAATAAAAGCTTTTGGATTCATAGCACTTAAAAATGGTATTTTTCCAGTGTCAAAATTAAGTCCTCCTGTAAATAATTTGGATGCTCCACTTAATTCTTTAAAATTAGTAGCTAACTCTTTTATTATATCACTAAATGATTTAAATTCTAATTCTGGTAAATCTTTTCCAGTAGCTACAATACCAGCCATTTGAGCACCAAATTTTATTAATGCATCACCTCCAGGCATTTTTATTGCTTTCATTGCAGCACCAAAAGCAGTAAAAAAAGAAGCATCAAAATCATTTGCTACTAAATTTATAATTCTATTTATTATTTGGTTTAAATTATTATATAATAAAACAAAAGCTGAAGAGAGAGCCATAACTAAGCCAGCTGTACTAAATAAAAATGGAATTAAATTTAATGATACTAATCTAATAAATGTTCCAAATAAATTTAAAACAGGACCTAAAGCAAATGCTATAGCTCCCCATTCTAAAGCATTTTGTTTTTGAGCTGCATTTAAATTAGTAAAATTTTTAACTACATTTCTACCCCAAGCTAATAATTTTTGAGCAAGTGGTAGTAAATGAGTTCCTAATTCTATTGCTAAATCATTTATTTCTCCTAATAAAATTCTAGTTTGATTTGCAAAACTACCAGATGTTCTTGAAAAATCACCTACTGCTTTTGAACTTTGTTTTAATGCTAATTGATATGTTAAAGTAGCTTTTGCAACTCTATCTAATTCTTTAAAAACTAAGCCTTGATCTTTTGCAAATTCTTTTAAATCAGCTTCTGTTATTGCAATTCCCAATGATTTTATAGACTCCCTTTCTCCTAATAAAGCTTTTGTTAAAGCTAAAGAAGCTCCTTCAGCACCACCAGAAAAATTTGTAAATGAAGCTAAATCAACAGCTAATTCATTTACTTGTTTTGATAAATCTAAAGCTTCTTTTTCTGTAAAACCAAATCCAACTAATAAATCACCAGTGTCACTAAGTAATTGTTTAGCAGATTTACTTGATAATCCAAAAGATTGTTTAAATGTTCTTGCTGTTTGTTCTGCTTCATGTTGTATGCTACTAAATACTGTTTTAAATTTTGAATTTGTTTCTTCAAAATCAGAAGCCATTTTTATAGCAGCAACGCCAAGTCCAGCTAAAGGCACTGTAACATTTCTGGTTAGTGTTTGTCCAGTGCGTTGCATAGAAGCACCAAATTTACCAATGCTTCTTTGTGCTTTTTTCATAGCTCGATCAAATCCTTTTAGATTTGCACCAAACATAATAGTCAAAAATCCTACTGATTTACCCATTTATCTTTTTTTATGATTTGACATTTTTTTAATAAATTCAGCTTTTGCCTTCAATTTTTCGTAATCTATCTTTTTATCATTTTTGTCCCATTCAAACTCTATCAAGTCAGTTGGCTTTAACTTTTTGCCTTTTGCTATTTGTATATTAAGCAATAAAGTTGTAGACCACCTTACTCTTTCCCACCTTCCTCTTTCTCTTATGTTTTCAAGCTCATAAAAGCCATCTAACTTGTTCCAAAAATGTTTAGGAAGGTAGTCATAAAACTCTTCAACTCCCATTCCTAAATAACCGAATGCAATTTTTTCTAAATCACGCCAAGAAAGTTTTTTATCTACTTCTTGGCTTTCGGCTTTTTTTCATTATTGCCTCCCATTTGTTCAGTTAAAATTTCCATAGCTCTTCCAATACTATCAAAATCTCCATCTATTAAATCAGCTAAGTCATCAACTGTTAATTCGCATTCTTGTTTTGCAGCTCTATAACCATCTTCAACACCACAATAGATTAAAGTTAAAGCATCATCTAAAGTCATATCAGTTCCAAGTTTATCCAAATCTTGTAAAGATGTTTTAGTTTTTGATGAGTATTTACGCAAAGCATTGAATCCAAATTTAATAGGTAGCTTTTTTTTATTTATTTCTATAAAAGTATAATTCATTTTTGTTTAGTTTTTAAAAGGATCATAGCAAAGGCACTAAACAAAATAGCGCCAATGCTAATCACCTAAATTTTAGACTTCAGTTCTTGTTAATGGTCCTGTGCCCTCTATTGTGAAAGAATAAGTCGCAGTATCCTCAGTCCCACCAGTTAAACTCATTGATGTTATATATCCTTGACCTGTATAATAATTATCATCAGTTGCTTGGTTATCACCAAACATAAATGTAACTGATTGTCTTGCATTTAATACATTATCATAGATTAAATCATCAGCACCATCAGTAACATCAGTTCCACCACCAGTAGTCCAAGCATAAGCTCCATCTACATCTAAAGAATAATCTCTAACTCCTTCTAAAACTTCCTTAAATCCAGCAGATTCTTTATTTGTAATCTCTCTAGTTGATTGATTTATATTTAAAGTGCAATTTTGAGCATAAGCAACAAGATTAGTTTGTCCACTATTACCACTATACACTTTTAATTCTGTTCCATTTAAAATAGCCATTTTCTTTTATTTTTTTAATTAATTAATTAGTTTCTTCGGCATCTTTTTCTTTTGCCTTTTTTTCTTTTTTTTCTTTTAAGTAACCATTCTCTTTTAAAAAAGCAATAGTTTCTTCATTTTTTATTTCTATTTCTTCACCAGCCTTAATAATTCGTCCAGCAAATCTCCAGTTTTTATTTAATTTTATTTTCATATCTTTTATTTTAAGTTGTAGGATTAATTTGTCTAATCTCAAAATCTAAGGCTTTTCTGTAAATACCAGCATCTCCACTGGTATCATCAAAAATATCATTATAACTTTGAAATTGACTTGATTGTATTTGTTCACCCCCATAAGTTCCTTCATTAATTCTATCCATTGCAACTCTAACTTTTTGTGCTAAATCAGATGCTTGTGAATAAGTTTCACTATAACAACTTATCATCACATCATTTGTATCTAATGTTGAAACCCCATCTTTTGTGTCATTTGGACTTACACCAGTAACATCATAAATAATAAATGGAAATGTAGTTGTTTGAGGTGCTACATTAGGAAATATTCTTGCTCCTACTAAGTCAAAAACATCACCACTTCCTCCATTGTATAAAATATTATATATTGATTTTCCTATTTGCATTTTTTAATATCCTAAAGTACCATATTTTTTTGTGCGCTTCATATGATTATTTATTAATCTTTCCATAACAGTATTTGCATCCTTTCTAGCATTTGCATTTACAATAGATTTTGTTGCTTCAAAAGCTGGAGCCATAAAAGGCTGATTTTCTCCAAAACCTTTTCCACCAAATTTCACTTCACTTCCAAATTCTACCCATGCACCATAAAACCCTGATTTGCTATACATTTTTTTCTTATTATCACCTTTGTAATTTTGATCCTTTTTTGCAAATCTTCCTCTAACTCTAGGACCAATATATCCACCCATTGCTTTTCTACTTGCTCTAGTGCTAAAAAAACCTATACTTCTAGATAATTGTCCTGTACCTTTTTTACTAGAATTTATTGCATTTGCATTAATTTGTGCTTGTCTTTGCATTGGTTTACTTGTTTCTTTCCAAAATGCATTCCATGCTTTGCCTTCACCATTTTTTATTTGCTTTGGTAGTTTTTCAAACATTTTTTGAATTTCCTTAACACCAAAAACTTCTACACCTTGTCTAGTAATCGCCATTAGTCTTTATTTTCACAAATTATTTCTAAAAACGCTGTTCTTCCATCAATTTGATTTATAACTTTAGGAAAATAATCCTTGCTATCATAAACAAATTTTGATTGTAAAGATACGCTACTCACATCTAAATTTCTAATATATATATGTAATTTAGTCATTCCAGTTATTTTACTAGATTCATCCATTTTTTCTGTACCACCTTTCCATTCAATAGCAGCCCACACAGTCCTAAAAATTTCATAAGCTCTAACTAACTCTCCATAGCTATTTCTAGATGTTGTAACATTATAAATGCTAACTCTTCTATCTAACTCGCCTATTGTCATCCTACTATCTGAACTTTATATGTATCAAGTAACCATTTAACATTTTGAGGAAGCTCTGTTGCTATACGCCCTGTCACCACACTATTTCTGTTTTGGTAGAAATTACCAATAGTTAATAGGATAGCTTGTTTTATAATTTCTGGAACATCACTTGCAGCACTTCCATAACCAACAGTATATCTACAAATAACAGCATCATTTCTTTTTGTTATACTAGGAAAACTTTGATTATCAGCTAATTGAATCTGCGCTGGTTCATAACTTAACATCTTATCATAAATACTTGCAGTTAATGTTTGTAAGCTGTTATCACTATCATAATACTTTACATATTGCACATCATTAACTTTACTTTTAAATAAAGTTTCTAATTCAGCAAAACTACTACAAGTTTGGTCTATTACTGTATTTATAAAAAACCTGTTAGTATATTCTTCACTAAGTTGCGTTGCAGCTTTGATAATAGATTCAATGTAAGTATCATCTGCGCTAGTATCAACCTTAAGATGACTCTTCGCTTCTGTTGTACTTACTGGATAAGTTGTTGCTGCTGTAATGACTTGATATGTTTTCATATTATTTAGTTATAAAAAAAGGGATGATGGTAAGTCCACCACCCCTTTTCTGAATTAAGTATTAATACTAAGCTTCCAAGTTTTTGTGGAATGTAGTAGCTTGAACAGCACCAGCATCTACTAGAGATGTTAGTACATATCTTGGCTCACCAGTTCCAGCATTAGTGTATACGTCATATATCACATCTAAACCACCAAACTGTGCGATGTGTACTTTAGAGAAATCTCCAAATAAAGCAGCAGTTTTAGCAGCAGTTCCACCAGAGTTTAGGTTAGAAGTAATAAATGAGAAATATCCATTTAATCTTTTATCAGCATGATCATATAATGCAGAAACAGAAGCAACTTGAGCTAAGTTTTTTACATCAGCATAAGCAGCAGGATTCATAATGTAAGCCATTCTTGATCCTTCTAAATTAACATCAGCAGCTAATGTATCAGTTTCCATTTTCTCAACGTTAGCAACAGAAATTGCAGATGTAGCAGAAGAAGTTGCATCTTTAAATAAAGATTCTGGTGCATTAGAAACGTCATCATTTGCTAAGAATGCAGATTCCATAGTTGCAGCAACTGATTGAGCCATGTTTCTTCTTAATGCAGCTTCAATAGATGCATTTTGAGTTACAGCTTCAGCAGATACATTTACAATAGAGATACATTTATTTGGACTTAAAGTTAAAGATGTTGCAGTTCCATTTGCAGCAGGAGCTGATCCACCAGTTTCAGCAACGAATCCAGAATTTATGCTTGAAAATACTGGGAATTTCATGTTGTTTACTCCAGAGTAAAAGTTTGCTCCAGCACTTGCTAAAACTAAATTTGCCTCTAATTGATCAGTCCACGCCATCACTTGAGTAGCATTTGCAGCAGAAGTTCCAACAGCAGCTCTTGTTAATATGCTTGAAGGAATACCAATTCCTTTATATGATTGACCAGTGTATCTTGACTCATTTCTAGCCTCTTGATCCATTTCTTTTACAAGACCTTCTATTCTACCAGTAGCAGCTTGTGCTAAAGCATCTTGAAAAGAATAATCTCTTACTTCTTTTTCTACTTTGTTTGAAACAACTCCAGAAACAACAGCAGCATTACGCTTGATAGTTTCCATTTTTTCAGCTCTTTCTATTTTTGCATCAAGATTATCAACTTCTGTTAGAAGTCCATCTACTTGATCATTTTCTTCAGAAGTCAAATCTCTTTCCTCAGTTGTAGCAACATCTTTAATGTTTTCCAACTGAGAAATAATATCTGATCTTTCCTCTTTTAGTACGATTGATGTTTTCATTTTATAATTTTTTTTATTTATTTTCTCTTTTTTAATTCAATATTTAATGAGATAAGAGAATTTCTCACTAAATTGTTTTCTTTTTCCTCAATAATTTCTTCTTTAGTTTCTTCAACTAAACTATCTTGATATTCTTTTAATCCTCTCTTAGCAACTACTAAATCACTTTCAGCCATGTTATAAGCTGGATATGTTACTGGAGATACATCATAAAGCCTATCAATCTTTTTGATTGTTCTAATGTTATTACCTTCATCATCAGTAGACCAATCATCTTCAGCCACAGTAAAAGCAAATGAACTTTGTGTAATATCTCCACGCTTCATTGATATTGCTAAATCTTTCCCGTAAGATGTTTCAGGCATTTCAAATTCATATCTTAATCCTTTTTCATCAGCACTAAGTTTTAATGTTCCAGATGTGTTTCTTGCAAGAATTAAATTAGGATCATGGTTAATTAAAGCCCTAACATCAGAAGAATTTATAAGTTCTTCAGTAAAAGCACCATTTTCTATAAACTCATAAAATCCTCCAAGATTATTAGACCTTGAATCATAAACACTAGCATGACCTACAACCAAATCTCTACCATCTTCAGTTGAATCAACTCTTGTTTCTATGTTAAATATTCTTTTTTCCATGTTATTATTATTTTTTTTATTTTCTAATTGAGTATTGCAAACAGCTAATCTTTGCTTTTCATCTTCAAAATCCTCAACCATGATTTCATCTGACATACATCTGTCCATAAAATCTTCATTCGTTTCATCTATATTAGGAGTTGGTATCGGCATCTTCTCCTATTTTATCTATTGTGGTCATATTCATTTGCATGAAATGTTTATCACCTCCATCAATAGAGTTCATGTTTTCTTTTTGTCTTACTTCATTTATTGACATATATCCATTAGTGATTGCTGTTTTATATGCCTCAGTTCTTGACTTAACATCACCTCTTAATAATCCATTTACATTAAATTCAACAAATGTTTTCCCTAACTCATTTGTTCTGAATAGTTTAAGATTCATTTCTTGTTCTATTCTTGTAATGTAAGGCATCAAAGTATAGGTGACAAACTCCTGAGATTGCATTTCAATATTATTAAAACTTGATTTGCTTAAATCCTTGAGCATGTGTGGTGGAACATTAAAGATTCGAGCCACCTCTTCAATACTAAATTGCCTTGAACTTAAAAACTGAGCTTGTTCAGGACTTATAGAAATAGGTTTAAATGTTAATCCTTCTTCTAATACAATAGTTGAATTACTATTTTTTAATTTTGCATAGTTATTGTTAAAGCTACTTTTTAATCTTTGTAAAGCTGTATCACTTAATGCTCTATCTGTTTGTAAAATAGAACTTGGCTTTGCACCATTGGAAAAGAATGTTGAACCAAATTCTTCTAAACTAACACCCCAGTTTAATGCCTTAGCGCATTGGTCTATTGGACTTAATCCAGTAACACCATCATCAGTTATTGTTTTAAAATGTAAAACATCAGATGAATCTAAAACAGCCCCACCATCTACTTGATAAAAAAGCTCATTATTATTTACAACAACTGTAACATTGCTAGGATCTAAACATATTAATTGAGTAGGAGTTCCAGAATTGTTCCTTACTATTTGAACATAGCTATTACCTTCAGTACAAATACTGAGCATAATAAACTCAAAGAAAGTTATTTTATTTTGATAATAGTTAGGCTTATATTTTACAAGATTATAAATTGGACTTTTTAAATCTTCTAATTTATCTCCATTAGCTTGTTTAGTGTAAACAGAAATTGGTAAAGAAGAAACAGATTCAGCTAATAATCTAATTGCACACCAAACAGCAGTTAGCGTTAAGGCTTTGTCGGTATCAAAAACATTAGCATCTGGAAAGATTGTGTTAAGAGATAAATCTCTTTTTTGAGTTTTGGCTGGGATGAATACGTTAGTAATTCGTTCTAGTAAAGTCAATGTGAAATAATTATTTTCACAATAATACTACACAAAACTTTTTTAAAAAAATAAATTTACTATTATTTTTTAACAAGTTTATAACACTAAGATATCTCTTTCATCATAAACGCTTTCACCACTTTCAGTTGTAAGATGACAACCTAAAGCCATGACTAATGCAACTACTGGATCTACTTTTTCCTTAGATTTATTCTTAGCTACCTTAATGTTACCAGCAGAATCTTCCTGAAGAGCCACATTACTCATACACCAATTCATGCATGGATTATTATTATGAATAATATTTTTAGCAAGTATTTCAGCTTCTAAGGTTTTGGTAGGCATACTCATACTAACAAATCCTTGACCAAAAGGATCCATTGTAGCACCATCATTTTGTAAATCAACAATTAATTGTGAAGCTCCCCATCTATCATAACAAATAGATTGAATCCTATATTTTTTTGATAGCTCATTTATCTTTGCTCTTATAAAACTATAATCAGCAACATCACCACTTGTTCCATAAACATGACCATCCCTTAGCCATGCAACATAATCAACCCCATCTCTCTCACTTCTTTTCTTTGCATTTTCTTCTGGTATAAATATGTATGGAATAAAAACAAATTTACCATCTACATTAAATAATAAAACAAAAGCAGTCAAGTCCCTTGTTGAGGCTAAGTCAAGCCCACCCCAACATTCTTTTCCCTCTAAAATACTATAATCAAATTCTTGATGACAAGCATTCCATTCGCCAGATGTTAACCATGCTGAATGTGAATCAGTCCATTGATTAAGCATCAGCCTTCTAAATGTATTTTGATATGAAGGCACATCAATAGCTCTTTGACTTTCCCTTTGCATATATTCTTTTTTTAAACTAACACCATAATTTGGATTTGCTTTTTTCCATGTAGATTCTAAAGTAATATCATCATCAGAATCAGCTTCATATATAACAGAATAAAAACTTTCATCTTTTATAGTTCCTTCTAAAACTTTTTTTGCGTAGGTATATATTTCATAACATATTGATTGCTTATCATAGCCTGCTGTTGTAATTGCAATAGTCAAAGGCTGCCTCCTTGAGCCAGTTGATGTCGTTAAAGTGTCCCACAAATCACGATTAGGTTGTGTGTGCAATTCATCAAAAATTATGCAGTTAGCATTAAAACCATGTTTTGTTTTAGAATCCGAACTTATGGCTTGATAATAATTTCCTTTTGATTCATTTACAATAGAGTTTCTATATGCTTTGCCTCTTTGTGAAAGTTCTGCATTTTGATGTAACATACCTTTTGCTATTTCAAAAACTATACCAGCTTGACTTCTATCTCCAGCTGCACTATAAACCTCACTCCCTCTTTCCTCATCAGAAAATGTCATGTATAGTCCAATGGCTGCACACAAAGTTGATTTCCCATTCTTTCTAGGCACTTCAATAAATACAGTTCTATATTTTCTAAGATTTGTTTTTTTATTTTTCCATCCAAATATATCGCCAACAATTTTTTTTTGAAATGATTCAAGTAAAAAGGGCATACCTGTAAGTTCACCTTTTGTGTGTGTTATAAAAGTTTCTATAAAACCAATCGCTTTATCAGCTGCCTTTTTATCAAAGTAATATTTACTCAAAGTAATTATTTATTTGTGTATTGTTATTAGTAACTGGAGCTGATATGTTGGCTCTAGCACTTGGTGTAATACCAAAGTTTGCCGCAAGTTTTAGCGCATTATTTAAAGCATCATTTTTCATTTTTACAAATGGCTTTGCTTGAGTTCTAATAATATCACCATTAGTATTTTTAAAAGTATCAACCCTTCCAGATTTTTTTAATTCAGTTTCACATTCTATGTAAGTGGCCATCTCATTGCAATAGGCTAATATTAAACTTAAGTCAACATGATGTAACATTTTTAAATTAAATAATTGACTTGTAATTTTATACCATTCAACAACACCAATTTCAGATAATAATTCTGGAGGCTCTGGTAGTTGCAAAACCAAATCTGCGGTCATTTCATTTACAACTAATCTATCAGCTCTAGCTGTTCCTTGCATTTCTTTTAATACTGTTGGAGTTTTTTTTCTTCCTCTAGCCATTATTTCTTTTTTAATGTTGGTTCTGTTCTAATTAAATAAGGCACACCGAACTCTTTTTGCACCTCAATCATATAATCACCACACTTATCACACTCACTATCTCTAGTAACAACTTTAGAATTTTCTACAATTTCTAAAATTGCTTTCTCTAATTTTTTTTCTGTTTTGCATTTTTTACAGTAAAATATAAACATAGTTTTTGGTTTTAGTTTGAACTTAAACTGATATCAATACCTAGATATCTAATTTTGACAACGATATCGTTTTTT